AAGTAATAAATTTTTTTATTATTAATATCTTCTTGTAAGATTGCTATAGGATTATTTTCAAATGCTTTAACTATACAATTATTATCTTCTTTAATTTCTTCTATCATTTTTTTAAAGTTATAAGTGGTTATATCCTTATTTAATAATTTGTTTTTAAATAAGTTTCTAATTAAAACGTATTTAAATTAATTAAAAGGTAGTTGTTTCATATGCTTACAACAATATGTTTAATTGCCAATTTCAAGGAAACGACGGTTAGAACCAGCAGGTTGTTCAAATGAACTGTTATTAAATGGACCAACTTCTTGCTTTGGAATTGGTGGACAAGAACGAATATCGAGGTACGGAATTTTATTACTTTGAATGACTGTGTTAATACCCATATGGTAACCGGCTTGTAAAAAGTTTTGTTCTTGTAACAGTTTAGAAACTGGATTTTGTTTAGCGAAATCATTAGCATCATCGTACATTGGTAACAGATCACCTGCAGATAATTGACTACTACCCGCTACAATTTTTTCAACTTGTTCCTGTTGTACAGAAGTTTCTAATACTGGAGATGCAATAGAGCTAAGTTCAGCTTGAGTAACTCGAGGTTGAGAAACTAGAGGTTGAGAAACTAAAGGTTGATAAGATAAAGAAGCCTCCATACCAGTTACATTATCTAAACCTTCGCGATTATAATATTTCATGAAAAAGTAAACTGCAACAAGAATTAAGATAACCTTGAGCATATCATTTTTTTGAATCATTTCTAGTATGTCCATTGTGTTTTAATATATAATAATAAAATAAATTTATTTTTTCTAAATTAAAAGGTTATTTAAAAATAAAATATTTAAATAATCAAGTTCAAAATTATATTATATATTAATAAAAAACTTATTTTAAATATTAAATAAAGTAAAAATGAATCAATGTATCATTTTATACACTTCCCCTTCTTATTTGTTATTTGTTTTTTTGGTATACCAGTTATAGCATTAATACACATAAGAAAAGTATCACCCATATCTGCTTTAACAGCTTTACTTTGGAATATCGGTAGCCATTTATCTCGTTGTTCTTCTGAAAATTTATTTTCTAAAAACCAACTTCCATATTGAATTGAAAGCCATTTTCTTTGAGCATATTTACCTTTTAATTTACATTCTATTGGTGGACCTGTATAAGCACGTAATTTTTGAGAAGCTCTTATAAATCTAATAGGAATAGTATTTTTATATAATTCCACAAATTTACTATACAGTATATGACTTACAAATAATGATTTTGGATTGCACTTTGGTTGTAATTCAATAAAAATACTTGTTAATGTTTTAAATACAGGATTCTGATCATATATTTCTTGTAACCTATTTATAAAAGTATTAGCTATATCTTGTAAAAGATAATCATCTATACTTTTTTTTTTAAAATCATTCAGTTTTGTTTTCTTAATTCCTTTAGAAAAATGCGTCTTACAAGTATAAATTAATGTATTGTCCTCTTTTTTATATTTCATTGTACATTTTCTATTACATAACTTTCCATTCTTAAATAAAGATTCACAATGATAATCATCACCATCTAATATATTAAATGTATCCCATAATAAAATATTATATTCAGAATTCATTATACAAAATGATAGATTTCTAATTCCAGGGTCTACACAAAGCGTAATCATTTATAATATTAATATATATATAAAGTTTAAATTAAACGATAAAATTGAATTTTTAATATTATTTTTAATAAAATAAATAATACCATTTTAAAAAAACTTTCCATCACATCCAAAAAAACTTTCCATCACATCCAAAAAAACTTTCCATCACATCCAAAAAAACTTTCCATCACATCCAAAAAAAACTTTCCATCACATCCAAAAAAACTTTCCATCACATCCAAAAAAACTTTCCATCACATCCAAAAAATAAATTTTAATCAAGTACAAATATAATGAAACCTGAAAAATTATACAAATGTTCAACAAAAAAATTATATTTAATTGTAATTTATATAATCATTATAATCATTATAATACTAATATACAATACATATTATTTTAATTTTTAACTGATAATCTACATTACATCTTATTTACAACATTATCTTTTCTATTACCATAAGAATAGTAAAAATAAACTATTATACTTATCATTAATATAATAAATACCATGTATAATTTTCTAAAGTATTCATACCATGTCCGTTTTCTATAACGATTTTTAATAGGTATATATCTTGATTCATTTATAATTTCATAATCAGTATAATCATCATCTACAATAACTATTTCTGAACAACTACTCTTATTTACACTTTCAAGATTATCTATAAATAATTCTTTACACCCAGGTATATCTTCAATCGTATCTTCAATCGTATCTTCAATCGTATTTTCACTTGCATATTCGCTTGTATTTAAACTTTTGTCGTCATCTATATATTTACTTTTTAGAGATGTGAGAGATGACGTTCGTCGTCTTTTTTTAACAATTATAATGTTATTGTTATTATTATTGTCATTTGAATTTAACACTTCTTTATCCATATTTTTAACCTTATTATAAACGAATATAATAAATTTACGAATTTTTTAAAACTCTCATTATAATTTTTAATACTTTATTCATAATAGTTGGTTTCTTATATATTCTCTCATTTGAATTATATTCAATGACAATTATATTTTCATCAAAATGTACTGCTTTTTGAATTGCATTCATTACTATTTATAAATTAATTGTATTTAATTTATGTACGCGCATGCGTTAAAATTAATTTATTCACAATTATATATATATAATGAACAACGATTTTGAAAGGTTATCTCTTCGCAAATTTAAAATAAAAGGTATGGTTCCAAACGCTACTGTATTATTATTAGGAAGGCGTCGGAGTGGGAAATGTCTAGAAAAAGGTACTGAAATAATTATGTATGACGGGCATATTAAAAAAATAGAAGATATTACAGTTGGAGATTTAGTTATGGGTGATGATTCAACTCCTAGAATGGTATTAGGTACAAATAATGGCATAGATACTATGTATAAAATTACAAATCAAAAGGGTGAAAGTTATACTGTAAATAGTGAACATATTCTAAGTTTAAAATACACAGCTAAAAAAAATATTAGAGATAGGGTTGATAGAGATTCGTATCAAGTATACTGGTTTGATAAAGTTAATATAAAGTTAGCATACAAAACTTTTTCTTATAAAAATAAAAATAAAGATGACGTGTATAAAGATGCCAGTATATATTTAGATTCATTAATTGATGATAGATATATAGATATACCGATTAAAAAATACATGTCACTTTCTAAAAAATATACTGTTAATTTACATGGTTATCAAGTACCTATTGAGTTTCAACATAAAAAATTAGAAATCGACCCTTATATGCTTGGTATATGGCTAGGTGACGGGAATTCAAATACAAGTATTATTACTAATCAAGATTCAAGTGTTATTAAATTTTTTAAAGAAAATTTAGGCCAATATAAATGTTATTTAAATTTTGAAGAAAATAGCGGTCATTATAAATATAGAATTAACGGCGATGGTTCTGGTAAACAAAATTCAAATTATTTTTTAAATGTACTTTGTAATTATAATCTTTTACATAATAAACATATTCCGCATAATTATAAATGTAATTCCAGAGAAAATAGATTAAAATTATTAGCTGGTATATTAGACGCAGATGGTAGTTATAAAGATGGGTGTTTTGAAATCACACAATCATTGGATCATGAAACTTTATTAGATGATATTATTTATTTATCAAGAAGTTTAGGATTTTCATGTTATAAAAATAAAAAGACAACAACTTGGACGTATAAAGGTGAGAAAAAAAATGGTCTCGCATGGAGAATAATAATTTCAGGAAATGGTATTGATAAAATACCCACATTGATATCTAGAAAAAAAGCAAATAAAAGAATAAGATTGACTGATGTTTTAGTAAGTTCTATAAAAATAGAAAAATTACCAGAAAATGAATATTATGGTTTTGAATTAGATGGTAATCACCGATTTGTACTAAGTAATTTTATAGTTACACATAATAGTTATTTAGTTCGTGATATTTTTTATCATCACAAGGAAATTCCTATAGGACTTATCTTTTCAGGTACAGAAGAGGCTAATCCTTTCTTTGGTGATTTTATTCCAGATTCATTTATTCATTCAGAATATGACCCAGCCTTAATTGAAACCATGTTGATAAAACAATCACAAAAAGTCAAAAAAGCTCGTCAAAATGGGCACGCAGAAACAGATGGATTAACCCCATCAAATAGAGCCTTTATAGTATTAGACGATATGTTACACGATGCTGCGGCATGGAAAAAAGAAAAAACTATTCAAAGTATTTTCTTCAATGGACGTCATTATAATCTTTTCTTTATTTTAACCATGCAATATCCATTAGGTATTCCACCTGCTCTCAGAAGTAATATTGATTACGTTTTCGTCTTTAACGAACCAAGTATCAAAAATCGTAAAAAGATATACGATGATTACGCTGGAATGTGTCCCTCATTTGACCACTTTTGTAACATACTAGACTCCTGCACTCAGAACCACGAGTGTTTAGTTATAAAAACGTCAGGTAATAGCAGCGACTTACGAGACCAAATTTTCTGGTATAAAGCA